CGAGGAAACATTAACCACCCTGCGTTTTGAGTTATTAACTATCCTGCTAAACTAATCAAATAAAATTCATTTGGTTAGAAAGAGGTTTTTTATTATCAATTGCCAGTGCCTCCTATGGTAATCTAATATAATAAATTACAAATAATCAACGACCTTATTGGTTATGTTGGTTTTTATTATAGCCCGCTTTTCGCTCATAACGGACTAAGCATCGGCAAAAAACGCCGCGGTTAAGCGGCATCACATAAAGGGATTAGGCAGCCTCCTTCCACACGCAAAGCTCTGGAAGGTTTGCCCTCACCAGCGCTTCGGCAAAAGGCGGGGGAACCGCATTCCCGCAGCGAGCCACCTGCTTATCCTTCGCATACTTCACGCCGTGGAAGTCCCGGTCGATAATGTACCAATCCGGGAAGCCCTGAGCCCGGTACAGTTCGTGTGGCTGGAGCATGCGCATGCCGATATCAACAATGCGATACAGCACGCCATCCACTGTAACTAAACCGTCGGACTCCTCGCCGCAATACTCGCGAAGGAACTCCAGTACTTGCCGGGCGCGTTCTTCGTCGTAATCTTCGACAGCGAGCGTGGTCTTCACTTCCCCGACATGGGTGCCACCAGCGGTTAAACCCGGTGCTGGCGCGTCGATAACCCGCCCGTCTCGGCAGGTGCCGCGCAGCATCACTAGGTGAGAAGTAACTGCAGCGTGGTGATCAACTGTCGTTACTGAGTGCATAGGTTCATCCATACCCACGCCAGCCCCCTGATAGTTCCCGCCATAGTGCTTCGCCAGGAAAGCGCTCACTGTCGCGAACTTGTTGCCGACAGCCGTGACCATTGCGCTCGACTCGTCTGCACGGTGGCCGACACTGTTACCGAACTGCCGGGCGATCACCGGCGCAACAATACACGCGCGGGACTCTTTCAGTATGGTATCGTCAGGCTTTTCCAGTGGGCGCGGTTTTGCTTGGTACGCGCTACCATCGTTACCAGCCAGGAACGGCGTCAGCACTGCTTCTACCATCCCCAGTGCATGCCCGTTGCCACCCGGGCGCTTTGACGTACCAGCGGTAATCGTCGGTACCGGTTCTGTCACCTGTCCCCCGGTGGCGCCGGCGCGAAATTTCGTGAGGTGCGGCACCGCGATGGCATAGCCATGGGTTTTGGTAATAGTCTGTAATGGCGCGCCCAATTCCTGCCCCCTGAAACAGTCGTATTTTCCTTTCGTGGTGGTGTGATTGCACTTCACGATGAACGGCGTCGGGTTGTCGATGACAAATCGCTGGATGCCACGGGCGATGCGTTTAAGCGTGTTCTCTGCCAGCGACTTCTTACGCCCAAAGATTGACGGCGCGCAGATCGACCAGTCGATACACTCCGCAGCGGTACGCCATGGCGCCAGCGCGCCAGCCTGCACCGCTGGTGATTTGGGGTCTCCGTGGGAAATATCAGGCCAGGCGATCGGCTGCCCGTCCCGGCGCATCACCATGAAAAAGCGCTTACGGATGGTCGGCGCGCCATAATCGCAAGCTCGCAGCTCGCGATAGTCCACGTCATAACCCAGCCCGGCCACCATCTGCTGCGCCTGCGCGCTTTCCGGCGACAGCTGGAGAAACTCGCAACACTCCTCGAGCGCTGGATGGTCTGCCCGAACGCCGGTACTAAGCATATCGATAAACGCCCGGAATGTTTCGCCTGCACGCTCCGGATCCGGTCGCATCTCCCCGACCAGCAGCGGCCCCCACGTTTTAAACTCCTCCACGTTCTCCAGCATCATCACGCGCGGTCCCACGTCCAGCGCCCAGCGAATTACGATCCACGCCAGACCTCGAATCGCCTTTTCTACTGGCTTTGCCCCTTTGGCTTTCGAAAAATGGCGGCAGTCCGGAGAGAACCAGGCAAGCCCCACCGGGCGGCCAGCGGTCGCTACTTTTGGCCTGACATCGTAAACGGATTCGCAATAATGCAGCGTATCCGGGTGGTTGGTGGTGTGCATGGCCACAGCGTTTGGGTCGTGATTGATGGCGATATCCACGCTCCGGCCGGTGGCGAGTTCTATCCCCGTACTCGCCCCGCCGCCACCAGCAAAGTTATCAACGATAATCTCTCTCACGCGTATTCCTCCATGGCAGCGGCCAGCGACCTGGCAGCAACGACAATCGACGGTACCGGCATGTTCTCTAGCCACATCCGGTTGATGTGATGCTTCAGGCGGCGCTGGTGGTGAGCCGGAACATCTCCGGCGCTTTCGATCTGGCCGTATACTAAGCCCACTTCAACAGGCCATACTGTTTCGGTGACATCTACCAGTAGCAGGCTTTCAAGTTCCACGATCCGCTTTGTTGCGTATAGCATTAACAATTCCATTACATCACCCTAACGACGTTCATTACAAACGTGTTTAAAATATATTCAGATAAACAATTACTGACGGAACTAAATAAGATATTGTGACGACTCAATTCACCCGGCCGGAGGGGATATCCCCAACATCCAGTTCAAGTGCCAGGTTTGTTCGAGCAAAAAGTTCTTTTTCACGACCTTTAGTTCCGATCTAAACCAACCTCATGGTGCGGTTTGTTCCATCTGTGGAACACGCCTCACCGCCATATCATGCGTACCTAAACCGAGACGGAGACGGTGGGCAAAGAAGGTTGTATAGAAGGAGGCCTCAGGAGAGGCCTCTGCTGTATTACACTTCTCATGCACGTTCGCTGCCGAAAATTTTGTGCACCTGATAGCCCTGCCAGTTCTGACGGCAAACGTCTGTAATGCTTGGCTGGTGCCTATTCACCAGTTCAACCTGCAACGGCTTGATGCACCTCTCTCCGCCCGGCTGCATAACGAATAAAGGATGCCGGCGCTGGCCGACGTTTTTAACGGCGCCAGCACGAACCAGATGCTCCAACAGGCGGTTGGCCTTTTTGCTGTCACACTCGAGTAATCGGCAAACCTGACGCGGGGTAATCTCATTACCGCACTGGATAGCGCGGATGATGGTCCAAAGCTTAATGCTGGCCATCATCATGCTCTCTTCGCCATGCGCAGGCATTCTTTGCGGCGTTTGGCTATGCGCGCCACTTCCACAGAACTGCAGGCGATGCTGAACATGTCGGTATAAACGCCAGCTGCACGGCGCCATAAACCCTTTTCCGCCAGCGCTTCGGCTTTCAGCTCGGCTTCCATTATTTTCACCGGGTCACTTTTCAGCACCATGCACGGCAAGATCACGTCAGGTATCTCTGCCCCAGGCGCTGCCGCGTAGATGAACTGCACGCTATTTCGGGTGCGGATGATCACGCCCTCATCGCTCAGTTCACGGAGCAATTTGCCTGCGGTGGCGCCAGCCATGTCCAGCGCTTCGGAAACATCGCCGACGGCGCTATTCGGTCGGTAGCGTACGAAAACCGCCACCTGCTCTTTCTGGGTTAACTGTTTGGTCATTGGTCAATACTCGATTTAGTTGCTTAAGCCTGCCGCTTTACGGCGTTTGTACTCTTCCATCAGCAGCTGTGCCGGAGTTGGTCCTGCCGGGTGCTGCGGTGCTGCCAGCTGGCGACGGATCGGCGGTACCGAGAGTCCGTTGCTAACGTGCTTCGTCCATTTCGTGAGTAGTTTCTCAGCCAGTTTCTTAAGCTCCCCCTCTGTCATCTGGCGTTCAACGCCGGTTCTGCGCATTTCGATGCAGATGTGATACAGCACCGGCTGCGGCCATGGATATTTATCGCTGCCCGAATATCGATAAGATTCGTTTCGCCAGCGTCTGTAATCTGCCATCACTTGCTCCGAGGTCAGCCCAAACGGGTTGGCGCCACTCTCAGAAACCAGAGAGACAAACTCAGCGAGATCCGGGGGCCAGGTATTCCCAACTGCACAGCGTTCCACGCACTGTTGGCAGACCAGACCGATCTGGCTTTCAGTCATCGAACCTATCTGAGCAATCCAAAGGTCCGTAGGTTCTGACCCATTCTTCTGCGTCCACCGGTTCGAGAAGATTTCCCCCATCACCTGCCACAACCGCCACGCCGTTTCCGTTGCCATCAAGTCCGTTCTTGCGGCGCCACTCTGCGTGGGCTGACTGAATTTGCTGAACAGCTCGGGATGCTGTTGGTTCTGATCGAACTGCTGCATTGTCGTTACCTCCGGTCTGCTGTTTTTGTTTCGCTCTAACGTGCTTTACATGCCTGGCAAACTTCTGTTCCCACTGAATCTGCGTGAACACCTTTCCCTCCGACTCCCAGTACGATGTGAATTCTGCAAGTTCAGTTACAAGGTAATCAGGTTCAAGCAACGCGATCCCCCACATAGCTGCACGCTGCCGGAAATCCCTGCTTGGTAGCCAAGTGGCTATCATCGTGAATTTACCGATCGGCTCATCCAGGCCCTGGAGGTATCGTGGGGCGGTGGGCTGAACTTGCGAAATAACGTCTTCTGAGAGTTCTTTCTCCCCCGCGCTAAGAGAGGGGGTTATTCCTTTCCCTTCCGTATCCGTATCCGTATCCGTCAGTGATCCATCATTGATAACTACATGAGGGCTCACTGAGTCTTCATTGAGGTCTCGATGATTGGTGCTTGAATCACTCCCCCCACCCTTCCCCGATTCAGTGAATTCAGGAGGAAGCGGTATTTTCGTGGCCGAGGGGCGATTGATTTTCTGATGTTTAAGAAATCCTTTTATTTGGAGGTAATTAACTCCACTCACTGAATACTCACTGAGTAGTCCATGAGTTATCAATTCAAGTAGCAGTGGCTCACAATCGATCATGTCAGCCGGAAAGATTTGCATCTTGAGACGTTTAGGAGACCGCTCAAGGCACCCCATATCATTTGCGAAGTTAAATAACCCGATAAACAATAAGCGCGCTGGAATTGAACATTCCACCACCTTCTCATCTGTCCAGAATTCAGGTTTAACTGTTCTGATGCGGGCCATCAAAAACCTCTTTTTAACCAGCATCGCTGGTGGTCATTGTTCAAAACTCGATTACAAAAACTGTGGCGCTACGGCGCTAAGGCTCGCCAGTAGTGGTCCCGCCACGTCGGTAGGTAACATGTTGAATAAAGCGATTGCCGCTTCACGAATTTCTTTTTCAAGCTTTTGAAGGGGGGCGCCCAGTAACTTAGCCTGATGCGCCTCACTGCATTCTTTGATTGCACTCGCCACTAGCTCGGCTTCCGTTCTGGCGTTACTAAGCCCATGCTTTCTGGCTATCCCAATGGGCATAGCTGCGACGATTGCCCCCGACAGTTGCATGACGTAGGCGGTGTATTTCTCCGAGCCACCTTCATTTTTCAGATAGCGGAATAAATTCTGCTTGTTGACCGCAATACCGCGACCTCCTTCTTTCACCCATTGCTCAGCCACCAACTGCGCGATCTTTTCCTGCGCCTGTCCGGGTAAAATAGATTCCCATTCCCTTACTGCTGCCTGAACTGAACGATGCTTGAAGCTGTCTCGTCGATGCGCCATAAACTGATTCTGTGTTTTCAATGGCGCCGTTTGATGCTGGCTATGATGTAGATATGAGAGTGATTGCATGATTAGGCCTCCTTCTGAGGTAAACCATCTGTTGGATTTGGATACAGATCCGGGCGTAATTCGTGCGGAGTCACTTTGAACTCCAAAACTTCACTCACTTTGAGAACCAGTTCTCCAGGGATTTTATTTTTAAACCAACCGTTGACTGTCTGGGCACGTCTCTTCATACGACGTCCGAGTTCAGCTTGGCTGCAGACGCATAAGAGCTTTTTTTGAACTGAAATTTTCATTGATTCATCTCTCTAGGTATCGATGAGAGTCATGAAATCAAATTAAATCGATATCGTCAAATTATTTCGATAAGAGAGACTACAGAAAAAATCTGTATAATTGACTTCAAGTATCTGAATGGATAAAGA